ACCAGCAATGGCAGTAATCTTATTCCCAGAAACACCACCAAATATGCTACCTGAACAAAGTCCGTTAAAGATGTACGAACCCGTGTCCACGTAAGTTTCGGTTTCGTCGATGTCTGCTGCCAGTTGGGTGTACTCATCTCCAATCTCTTTTACAATCTCTTTTAGAAAATCCATGTTTAAATAATTTTTTGAAGGGTTCCTCGGTTCTTATTTCCATATTAACTGAATATCTATAATCTAGCAACCTACAAGGATGTGCTGCGTGTATCAAGTCCGGAGGATGAATAAGGATCTCACCGTTCTCTGGGATATAGTCAAATTCTTTATGCCCATCAGTGAAAGTGATGCCATCTTGAAAAACATCAAGATAATACACTGCACTTATTGATGATGTGCGAACGTGATGATGCCACCAAGATAAGCGTCTTTCACCCATATCAATTTTGTTTCCACGATACGCATAACAATATCTTTTGTTTTTATCAGATAGATGAAACTCACCAAAAATGCCTATAGATGTATCTACGTATCTTTGATATAAATTATCAAATAATGATGTATCTCCCTCTGATACCGCAAAGTTAAAAGGCCCATCCTTTGTTGCAATGGGTTTGTGAACTAATTCAAAATTTAGATCAATTATATCTTTGAGTTGTTTTTTTTCTAAAGGATCTGGTAAATAATAATCTTTTATTGATATAATTTTAAATTCTTCATGAATTACCTCCATAAATCATTCAAAAATATAATGTGGGTTTTGAGATTTAAACTTCTCTACCTGTTCTTCAGTTTTAAAGAACTTAAAGAGTGTCGTATTTAAATGTTCTTTAAGTTGATATTTTACTTTAATCATTAAATAACAAATCCAAATTCTTCGCGGGCTACTTTTTTATATGTCTCAGGGTGAGTCTCCCTAATCTTTTTAATCGTATTAATTTTTTGATAGAGAGCAGCATCTCCACCAAGTCTTAATGCACTTACAATTGTAGCAAGTTCTTTGTCGTTAATAGGAAGTTCCATTAGGAAAAAAATAATTCCAGGTTTACAGTTTTTTCAACATTCCATCCAATTGCATCGAGGATAGATTTGAGTGGTTCAAGGAATGATTTCTCAAATTGTAAGTCATAGTCGATGTACTTGTCAAGGTTAAGTTCTTTAGGGAATTCTTGAATGAATGAGATTACATTCTCATGAATATGATTTGGTTTCTTAAGATAACAGAACTTGATTTTCTCTCCATTCTGAATCAAAGAATACTTTGCATCAAGTTTGTTCTTAACAATATAGTAATTATAAAGGAGTGCTCCCCTAGCATGAATAGGAGTTCCTTTACTGTAAATACTAGAATGTGATTTATACTTGACAACATTAGATACAGAGCGTGGAAAAGAAACTTCTTCTGGCGGAAGTTTCTTAAAATGATCACGACTATTATCAATATATTTAATCATTTCATCTTCAGTACCCGTCATCAAAATCTTAAATGCTTCCTTAAGCATACTTCGACAAGGAGCAGGAGTTGATGATTTAACAGACTCAATGCCCATAACCTTCAACTTAGGTTCTTCATAACGAACACCTTCACTATCCCATACATTGAGAATATATCGCTTCTTCGCAGTCCAGATTCCACGATCAGCAATATTCTCACGCTTCATTTGCATTTTCTGATCATACGCCGATACATAGTCCGCCAAGTTCTGGTAACACTGATCGATGTACGGTTCCAGTTTGTCACTGCAAACCATATCAAGTAACTCCACAACTTTTGCTTTGTCGCTAGACTTATTAGCAAAAAATTTATTAACAAGAGGTCCAAGATTAAGATAAATTGAATCTGTGTCAGATGCAATTACGTAGTCCTCGTCGGTTGTAGACAACAATTTATTTAGATATTTGTTTACTTTTTCTTCAATCCAACGGATAGAGACTTGGCCAGAAAGCGTAATCGCCTCCGCATTGGCCAATTTATAGTACCTAAAATACTGATTACCGATAGCACCATAAGCAGAGTTGAGTGAGATCTTCTTAGCCATCTGGATATTGTTGCACCGGGCAATCTCTTTTTCCAGTGTCTTAGTGGGTGTCTTCTCATATTGCTGCTTTGCTTGAAGCATTCGCTTCTTGAAGATTACCCGTTCGTTATACATCTTGTCCATAAGTTCTGGTAGGAACCCACGAACATCTTTGCGATACATTGCCCCATTGGCACATACAGCATTATCACTGTATAGTTCAAAGTTTATCTCTTCATCAAGTATTTTATCAACTGTTGCTGTTGGATGTCTTTCATCAAGTAACGTCTCTGGAGAGATGTTGTACTGCATGATAAGATGAGGATAAAGAGAGTTAAGATCGAAACTGACAACCCAATCATACTTTCCCGGAATCGGTTCCTTAACATAAGCACCTGCGTACTTTTCGTTTTTATCAGCATTTTGCTTAGGAGGAATAACAATATTCCTCCTCTTTAAATAGTTGTAAATGATATTGTCCCACATACGGACTTGATAAAATACATCATTATAATTTACTTTAGCATCATAAGCCATCGTCAAGGCAAGTTCAATAAGTTTCATCTTATCTTCTAACCTATCGACAAGTTCTACGTCAACAATGTTGTATTCAATAAACTTCTGCCAACCCTTTGTATAGAAATCTTTAAACGTATCAAACTCAGAGTGATCTAGTTTCTTCTGCCCTAATTCTACACTGGCAATGTAATCAAGACGATATGACTCTTGCGCTTTATAAGTAAACTTCTTGTACAGATCAAGGTAATCTAGTTGACATACACCACCCACATCAAATGTGATATGCTTACGTCCTTGGATGTAAGTTTCACCTTCGCTCACAAGTCCCCATGGAGAAAAACGTTTCATGAGTTTCTCGCCAAGAACTCTATCCAAACGCTTACAGATGTATGGAATATCAAATAGTTGAATATTCCAACCTGTGATGACATCAGGAACATCTTGCATCCAATAATTAATAAAACTATTCAGAAGGCTGTGCTCATCAACACAATGATGATATGTGACATTCTTTTGTCTATTAATAAAAGGTTTGACTCCCCAAGTAACTATTTGCTTAGTCGTATAATCTTGAATTGTAATCGCAAGGATTTGTTCTGATGCAGATTCAACGTCAGGAAATCCTTTTTCGGCAGTTGTCTCAATATCAAGAGTCACAAGTTTAATCTGACTGATGTCAAACTTAATCTCATCCTCAGGATACTTTTCTGAAATGTATTGATAGATATATCTTTCATTTCCGAAGATAGAAAAATTATCAATATCTTTATACTTTTTGTAGAACTCACGACAGTCGCGAACACTACCCGGTTGAATAGATTCTACACTCTCACCATTCAGCGTATTGAACTTGGTTTCTCTTTGACTCTTAACAAAAAGAGTGGGACGAAACTCACTATCTCTAAATTCAAATCGTTTACCATTCTCAACTCCCCGAACGAGAAACTGATTACCAATCAACTGAACATTAGTGTAAAATTTCATTTAGTAGTTTCTAGGTACTTTTCAAGCAGTGTTGGCATGGGATCAGCAAGGGTAATCATCTTATCCGAACTAATCATAAACATATCTTGCATGGTATGATCCACCATCCATGGAGAGAGCATGTTACCCTCACATATCTCCATAGGATTGATTAACTTACAATCAGGTTCACCAACATCGGCACCTACCTCCTCAATCTCACTAATTAGTCTGTCGCTGTTCGTCAGCAGAATCACTTTGATTACTTTGTTCATTTCCGATTACATCCTCTACATACATTTCTTTAAGTTTTTGTTTTGGTTCAACAATAGTAACCACCCATTCTACAGGAAGAGGGATCACATTGTCCTCAGCAAGAGGACACCAGGGGTAAAGTGAAATGTTGAACGCAGCTTTTTTATCCTCCCCTTGTTCTTTCTCTGCATTCAAAATTTTGACGACACATGGTTTGTCCAAGAAATATCCAAGGACTTTACGATCTGCGTCTTCACCAACTGCCATCTCACTAACATCAGCAATAATGTCCTCGCCGGACTTTAACAGCAATAGTTTTACAGTCATTTTTGGTTTGTTCCTCCATACATTCTAGCAATAAAAAAGAGGGGCGTCAACTGGATTTGGCCAGTTGCCCCTCCGTCTACGACGACGATATTCAATTATATTTAGATATAATCTTTCCGGGCATGATGCTCAGGAATTACCTTCTTCACAGTTATTGAGAGAAGTCCGTCCACAAATATAACATTGGTAACTTCAGTACCTTCAGCAAGTGTCCAAGATCGTTCAAAGTTTCTTTGTGCTAAACCTTTGTGGACATATGTTCCTTCTTCTTCAGATGATTCTTTCTCTCCTTTAATAGTCAATTTTCCATACTCAGTAAAAGCATGTACTTCTTTTTCCTTAAATCCTGCTAGTGCAACTTCTAATCTAGTTTCAATATTGTTTAACTGAATTACATTATATGGAGGATAATTACTTGATGCTCCTTCAACTACTTTATCAAAGTAATCATTCATGCCAATAGCATTTTTATTCAGTTTTTCCATAAGCGCAGTCATATCTGCCACGCGATACCGTGATAGTTCTCCCATTTAACTCCTTTTAAAGCGAGGTTTTGTTGTGTGTACCCTTACGGCGTACATACTAATTATACAAGAAAGTATAAAAAAGGGGGTGTGGTTAACCCCCTATTCGTTTAATACTTTACAATAATTACACTCAGGATCAAAAGGAAGATTAAGAGATCGGCAATCTGCTCGCAAATTAAAAGCGATAGATGTTTTTCTATTACCTCTATTGGCAGGTGATGTATGAAAAAGGTGTGAAGGGAATAAAATTATATCACCCTCCTTTGCATCTACTTGAAATGGATTGAAATCTGTGGGGACACAAAATCTTGTAGAGGAAGAGTTTTCATCTAACTCTAAAAAATAAACTCCACTGAAAGAAGTGTTATGAATATGCCATCCATGATAATCATTATCATTGTACTGTTGATACCAGATGTTTGTGAGATCCATGGTATCGTATCCCATAGACTTAATCATGGGAGAAATAGTAGAAATGATACTAGGTATTGCTAATTGTGCCCATTCTCTTTCCCAATTATCTCCCTGGTTATAATCTAATTTACTAATACCAGGTTCACCAATATCACCTTCTTTAGTAATAAGATCTAAAAGTGGATCTTTGAGTTCATCATGATTATTAATTCTTTCTATAAAAATATAATCATCAATTCTAACTTTCTTCACTTTTACTTTTTTTTCCAATATTATATTTTTGTTCAAGACACCAATCTGCTTTATCTTTGTAAGATAAAACTTTAATTTGATTCAAAGGTGCAATGTCAAGAACGGTATCTTCATGTACGATTGAAATAAGTCCCCAATCACATAGAAGGCGAACAATACGATTGCGACGTTGAACATCATTCAAAGAAAGGTTTGCAATTTTGCCGTCTAAAGCGAACAATTCTTTAAAATGAACAATAAAATACTTACCTTGTTTATGAAGAATGTGGCAAGATTGATAGAGTTTTTTCTCTTTCCTAGAGGCAACTCCAATTCTTGTTAATGTTTCTCTAACTTTAAGGAAATCGTCAGGCTCATTGAGCAAGACTTCAATCATCTGATCCTGAGTCCAGTGATATTGAGGTTCCACCGTATTACTCATCTTATACCTCCAATGTCAAGTCGTTTTTTAATAAAATTAATCTGTTCGATAGTCAGGATTTTTAGAGCTTGACATGCCTTCTCATTACTATAACCATAGTATTGTTTGACACTTTCGAGATCCGTGACTTTATCCTTACGGAGCCAGGGAGAAAATCTCTTCTTTTTCCTCAGACTATTTAGATAAAATGAATATTGAATATCTTTATCAAGAAAGTGATACTTATTCATCTCATTAGCGAACAATACACAATCAAGATGTCCGGATAAACAACGATTGATAATATACGGAGGATAAGATTTAATGTGTTCTGATAGATCTTCCTTATTGAAGTTGATTGAATTAAGCCAGTCTTTGAGTTCCATTATCTAATAATCTCCAAATCAACTCCAGGTTCCCAAATTTCAAGTTGTGTTCTTACTCTCTCTTGAGATTGCAACTTTTCATATCTCTTAGTTGCTTTCTTCTTCCACCAAGTAATTGCCTCATCCATTGAGTGTTCAAACTTACCAAAGTAATATCTTTTCTTCTCCGTCAATGTTTTTGCATGTTCAATACAAGCATTAAACTGATTGAGTTTATCTTTGTCCGTTAAAGACTTGCGAATAATAGAAATCATCTTGGTTTGAATTTTAAGTTTTTTGGATGACTTGTCTGCAGAAATCAAGCGTTCTCCACCGTTGCGTTCGTTAAACCACCAGAAAAAATTACGGAACTCATCATCATGGAAGAGTGGAAGGAAGTTGCTCTCAGTGTCTCCTATGTGCCGTAGAAAGGGTTTAAGTCCGTCATACATGGATACACCCTTGGTAGTTCCATAGAGAGATGTTGTCTCAAAGTATTTAAGATCTGTGCCGTACTTATTATCAAACTGTTCCTTGAGTTCCTTAGAACATGCTAAGAGAGCTAGTAATTTTCCACCTAAGTAATTGTACCCAAAAGGTTGAGTTGGAACAATATTGAACCCCATGACAAAGTGAGCATTGATATCAGAAAGCGGAAGGACTTTATCAAAGTAATTATTTCTTGGTTTACTATTAATAGTAGGAGATCCAAACCTAACAACACCAACAACTTTGTCAGTATTTGTTTCCACAACGATCCACTTATGAGTTCTGCCAGGAATTGCTTCCTCAATAGGATTAGACGCTGTAAGATTTAAAGTTTCAGAATACAACCATTGATTATATTTTGATGCCGTCTTCGGATTAGTATCAACAATATGAACTTCAAAATTCATATCATTTGGATGCATATTAAATAAATTAAAAAATTCGGATTCTGCACCAAACAATGATCCAGGCCTATCTCCAATCCGATCTTTTTTTACAAAACGAAGGTAATCATCAATACGATTAAACTGAGTATAATAGTTTATGAATTTATCAGCAGCATAAACCGCATCATCCTCAGTCAATATCATTTGAATTCACACTCCATACATTATAATGAAAATATGCATTGGCAACCATACCAGACATGGACAACCAATATACCATGATAAGGGCCATACCAATTTTATTTGGAATACCTGTCATTTGAATTCACACTCCACCATGATCTCAGTCAAACAAGCAAGCATATTTATTTCCTGATCCGCCACAAATGCCATCTGATACTGATACTTAGCAAGAGTAAGCACAGCAGCAGGAATACTATTCGGAACCATGGAATCATAACAAGCATCGTAAATACGACGCAATAGGACAGAAGTATCATTGTCCAGGTTATTGACAACCCATTTACGTACTTCGGAAAAATCTTTTTCCTTAAGTTTCTTAACCAAATCATTGACTTTTACA